ACTCTACCTGCAGAAATATGGGATATGAGATTAGGTCCAATATTTTGGGAAAAATTCACCGAAGCGTATCCAATTGAATTATTTGATGAGGATAAGAAACATATCCAACACTATTTGTTCATGAGATTCTCTAAATTACCGGCTGAGGATTTCTTTAAATTTGCTAAAGCGGTATTAAACGGAGACCCATCAGGAACCAAGGCAATGCAAAGAATGGTTGATGAGATTGTCTCTGATTTAAAGAAACAAGAATATGAACAAGAAGCTTCCAAATGGGAAGACGATGATATTGACGATGTTGACCTTTCAAGTTTAGGTCTGTAATTAAAACCCCCACTTAGTTGGGGGTTTTTTATTTATTTTATTTATAAAATACCTATTTTAATTTTATGAAATTACATTTAGGTTGCGGAACAAAAATAATTGATGGTTATGTAAATGTCGACATAAGACAAGAATTAAATTGTGATATCGTAGACGACATAAAAACTCTAACAACTTTTCAGAATAATGTTGCCGAGGAAATATATGCTTGTCATGTCTTAGAACATTTCTCTAGACATGAATACAAAGAAGTTCTGACAAGATGGTTTGAGGTTTTAAAAAAAGGTGGTATGCTAAAAATATCAGTACCTAATTTAGAAAAAGTTTTTGAACAATACTCTAAAGGGATTAGTTTAAAAACTTTGATGGGATTACTATATGGAGGTCAAACTTATCCCGAAAATTATCATTATGTTGGTTTTGATTTCGAAACTTTAAAAAATGATTTACTAGAAATTGGATTTTCAGAGATAGGACTATGGGATTGGAAATTAACCGAGCATTCTCATATTGATGACTTTAGTCAATGTTATTTACCCCACATGGATAAAGAAAATGGTACACTGATGAGTCTAAATATTATGGCTGTTAAATAAAATAACCCCCACTTAGTTGGGGGTTTAATATTTATATACAAATACAGTCTTATGACAAAAGAACAATTAATGTTAGAGTATGTTAAGTGTATGAGGGATACTCCATACGCATTACGTACCTATTTACAAACTTATGATAATACGGTTTCAAAATATGTTCCGCTAGAATTATTTCCTGACCAAATATCGTTACTTAATGACTATGAAGATTTTAATGAAAACATCGCATTAAAATACAGACAGGCCGGAGTATCAACTGTAACTGCTGCGTGGGTATCAAAAAAATTAGCATTTGCAAAGAAAAACAAACCTGAAAAAATTCTGATTATTGCAAACAAATTGGATACCTCTCAGGAAATGGCCAATAAAATTAGAGCATTTATTGGTCAATGGCCTGAGTGGGTTGGTATTAGTTTTTCTGCGGAAAAAGACTCTCAGAAACACTATAAATTAAACAACGGGTGTGAGGTTAAGGCTGTGGCAACATCTAAAGATGCTCTTCGAGGATTTACCCCAACAATATTAATATTTGACGAGGCGGCATTTATCGATGCGGATAGTGATTTTTGGGCGGCTTGTATGGCGTCATTATCTACTGGAGGTAAAGTGATTGTTGTGTCAACTCCAAACGGATATGACCCAATTTATTATGAAATATATGACCAAGCTCTCAGAAATATGAATGACTTTAAAATTTCTGAAATGTATTGGTTTAGGGACCCAAGGTATACTAGAGACCTTTACCTTGTAAAAACCAAAGACATTATTCATTACCTTTTAAACAAGGAAGAATATACCAACGATGATATTATAAGTTGGGAAAGTATTCCATTTGAGACTAGAAACTACGAAGAGCTTAAACTTATCATGGATACAGGTTACAAACCTTGTTCAAATTGGTTTGAGGGTATGGTTAAAAAATTAAAGTATGATAAACGTAAGGTATCTCAGGAATTGGAATGTAACTTTTTGGGTTCTGGTGATAATGTTTTTGATTCAAATTTATTACAAAGAGTTAAGGAAAACTATTTGAGAGAACCTCAGAATAAGATGATGGGAAACGCCCTTTGGATTTGGAGGGAACCTGTTATTGGTCACAAATATGTAATGGGTGTCGATGTATCTCGTGGTGATAGTGAGGACTTTAGTTCATTTCAAATTATTGATTTTGATGAGAGGGAGCAGGTTGCAGAGTACGTTGGAAAGTTACCCCCCGATACAATGGCCGAAATTTGTTACAAGTGGGCCAATATGTACTCTTGTTTTGTTGTAATCGATATTACCGGTGGAATGGGAGTATCAACGGCAAGAAAAATGCAAGAAATGGGATTTAAAAATTTGTATGTCGACGGTGTTGATATTGCAAATAAATGGAAATGGGACCCCAAAGCTTCGGAAAAAATACCAGGTATAAATTTCAACAATAAAAGAGTTCAAATTATTGCCTCATTCGAGGAAGTAATGAGACACGAATTTAAAATTTATAGTAACCGTTTATTCAATGAGATGAATACTTTTATCTATATGAACGGTAGACCTGACCACCAAAAGGGTCATCACGATGACTTAATTATGTCAATCGCTATGGCAACATATGTTGCCGAGTCATCATTTAGTCAACTAACTAAAGTAACTGAACAGACTAAGGCGATGATTGACTCATGGTCTGTAAGTAATAATGATAATGTAACTAATCAACTGGCGTTTAATCCGGTATTACCAAATATCAATGAAAAAATCAATCAATATGGTCAACAGAATGTCACCAGAGATGATTATATGAAATATAATTGGTTATTCGGAGGGAGGTAATATTTATATTATTGATAAAGTGATTAAATTACCTTAATGGAGAATAATAAACAATTTACGGTTTGGCAAAGGCTAACAAGAGCGTTTGGTCCAAACGCATTATTAAACCAAGACTATCCAACTTATAAGTTTGATAAAGAAGAATTATTAAAAACTACTTCCAAGCAGGAGTATGAAAAAGAGTTATTACAGGCTCAACAAACATACTATCTTGCAAATCAGTGGACAAAAATAGAAAGTAATCTTTATACACAAGCTGTATATTATGAACCAACAAGACTTGCATCATTTTATGACTATGAATCTATGGAGTATACTCCTGAGATATCAGCGGCTCTAGACATTTATGGTGAGGAATCTACAACTGTAGACCAAAATGGTCACATGTTACAGATTTACTCAGAGTCAAAAAGAATCAAAGGTATTTTAGCAGATTTGTTTAATAACATATTAGATGTGAATACCAATTTACCAATGTGGACAAGAAACACATGTAAATATGGTGACAACTTTGTGTATTTAAAATTGGACTCAGACAAAGGTGTGGTAGGATGTATGCAACTTCCAAATATAGAAATAGAACGTTTGGAGCGTGGTATGCCGGCAAAATCTCAGAACGTAGAGGAACCAAAAGAAAATAGAGGTTTAAGATTTAAGTGGAAAGCAAAAGACATGGAGTTTAATTCATGGGAAATCGCTCACTTTAGACTTATGGGTGATGACCGTAAACTTCCATATGGTACATCTATGTTAGAAAAGGCTCGTCGTATTTGGAAACAACTATTGTTATCTGAGGATGCTATGTTGATTTATAGAACATCTAGAGCTCCTGAAAGACGTGTGTTTAAAGTATTTGTTGGTAATATGGATGATAAAGACGTTGAGTCGTATGTACAACGTGTTGCAAATAAGTTTAAAAGAAGTCAGGTAGTTGATAGTCAAACAGGTAACGTTGATTTGAGATTTAATCAAATGGCGGTTGACCAGGATTATTTTATTCCGGTTAGGGACCCTCAACAAAATTCTCCAATTGAGACATTACAGGGAGCTCAAAACCTATCTGAAATTGCTGATATTGAATATATCCAAAAGAAACTTTTAACAGCACTTCGTGTACCAAAGGCATTTCTCGGGTTTGAAGAAGTTGTAGGTGAAGGTAAAAATCTATCTTTACAAGATATTCGTTTTGCTCGTACAATCAACAGAATCCAAAAATGTATGATTGCGGAACTAAATAAGGTTGCAATCATACACCTTTTCTTATTAGGTTTTGAGGATGAATTAACAAATTTTACTTTAGGTTTAACTAACCCATCAACTCAAGCCGATTTACTTAAAATTGATGTTTGGAAAGAAAAAATGTTGTTATATAAAGACGCGGTAACCGCTATAGAAGGTATAGCACCAACCTCGGTATCTTGGGCTAAAAAACACATTCTCGGATTCAGTGATGAGGAAATCAAACTAGATTTACAACAACAAAGAATAGAAAAAGCGGTTGGTGCCGAATTAACAAACACGGCAACTATTATTACTCGTACAGGTGTATTCGACAATGTTGATAAGTTATATGGAGGTTCTGCAACTGGCACAACATCCGCTTCCGCTGCCACTCCTCCTCCTCCACCAGGAGGGCCTGAAGGTGGTGGTGCCGGATTACCTCCCCCACCTCCAGCGGAAGGAGGAGGTGTGACACCTGAATCAGTTACTAAAGATAATTTGAATATTTTATTGGAAAGTGATTCGCTAATCGAAGAGGAATCCTTTATTGATTTATCAAAGGCGAGAAATTCATTGGGTGAAATGGAAACTCAATTGAAAAAACTTCTAAGAGATTGATATTTATAATAAAAAAAGAAAATGATTAAGTTCGGAAATATCAAATCTAAGATTGAGGAAAAATTACTCGAGTCTTACTCTAATAATACTTTTAAGACTGAAATGAAAAATTTTAAGTCTTTGGTTTTAGGTAATAAAAATATCAGCAAACTATTTTATTTGTATGATGAAATGAGCTCAAACAAAGGGATAAATGAATCTTTGGTAAATGATTACATTTATGAGTGCATTACAATTTACGAAAATACAATAAATAAAATAGAAGATAATACAATTTTAAATTTGAAAAAATGGGTATCTAATGTTAATTGTGAAAACAAATATGAGAATATTGATAATTTGTTTTCAACTGATGTATTAACTATTGAATCTCGTTTAAAAAGTAAAAAAATTATTTCTGAGAATTTAATTAAAAGTCCTGAGAATAAAAAGGTTGAAACTGTAAATTTACCAATATCGACAATGGTTAATATTGCAAATAAAACCTTTTCAAATTATGTTGAAAGTCTAAATGAATCAGATAGAAAAGAATTAATTAATTTTTTAAAAACTGATGAATCCGAATTAGAACCACAATATGAATCAATAAAAAATGAGGTGAAATCAAAATTAATTTCGATAGTTGAAAGCACGTCGGATACAGAAACCCTAGAGAGAGTCAACGAAACAATAACAAAGGTCGATTCTGAAACTTTCAACAAATTGAATTATTTCAAATTAAAGAATTTAAACGAAAATCTTTAATCCTCAGAATCTTTTCTTTTTTGAACGTATTTGGCCTTTTTAAGAATATCTCTTTTTCTAACAGATTTTTTGGTATATTCTTTTCTATTGACCAACTCAGCGGTTTGTTTTGTCCTAATGACTTTGCTCTTAAGAATTTTAAGCGCCTTCTCAATATTAATATTTTTATCTAATTTAACAATTAACATATATAACAAATATCTTTAAAATAGGTTTTTTTTTGACTATCGGTACAAATATACTTATTTTTTTTAAAAATAAACTTGTATAATATGGAAAGTTGATGAAAAAAGGGAAGACCTCACAAATACAGGGGTTTAAAACGGCCAAAGTAATATATGGCACAGTGGATTCGGTTGATTTCAAATCATTATATTTAAATATCCAAACGTGGGTTGAACCTAAAGTAAATTCTGAAAATTGGAATAGAATAGTTTTAAATCTAAGTAGGTTCATAAAACATTCAGTCTTAGACTCACTAGATAAAACATTATTCGATGGTAAATTTATTGTTGATTTAGATTTAAGGTCCAGTGGTTTACAAAAAGGTAAAAAATCATTTTTAAATTTAGAGATAAACTTTTATCTAACAGGAAGAGAAACAGATTTTAAATCTAGAAGGATAAAAGATTCACTAAAGAAAATGTGTAAACAAATATTCCAAGAAAACTTTACAAACAATGAATATTTCAAATTTCAACTAACTAAAACCAAAAAAACTAAGGTTGAAAAAATAGAAACTCACAATCTTTAATATTTATAAAGAAAATTAAAGATGAATCATCAAATTTTACAACCCGGTCAAAGCGGAAAAGGAATACTTGTCGAGTATGATGCGGGATATATATCACCAATGGAGAATCGTAATGCGGATTTAATACGTGAGTCTAAGGGTATGTTGGACCACTCAAAACCATTCGAGTTTTATGCGGTGTTACAGAAATATAATACTCCGAATAGAAACGGTAGGATATATCCTGAAAAAATATTAAAAAGAGAATGTGAAAATTATAAAAAAATGATTAACAAGGGTATTGCATTATCTGAACTTAATCACCCTGAGTCTTCTTTGGTTGACTTAGATAGAGTTTCACATTTAATTACTGATGTATGGTGGGAAGGTCCTGTATTGATGGGTAAATTAAAATTATTAACATCACCAGGATTTCACGAAAGAGGAATAGTATCAACCAAAGGTGACCAAGCCGCAAATCTTTTAAGACAAGGAGTTACCTTAGGTATCTCATCTCGTGGTGTTGGTACTTTAAAGAAGGTCGGGGACCAAAATGAGGTACAAGAGGATTTTGAACTTATATGTTTTGATTTGGTATGGTCACCTTCTACTCCAGGTGCCTACCTATTTAATGAACCAAACGAAAGATTTAATTTCGAAGAAAATTTAGAGGAAGAAAATAAAATGAAAGCCGAGAGAACCGCGGGTGAAAATTCAAACAAATCACTTGACTTAATGAAAAAATTAAACGATTATTTAAAATATTAAAATTAATGAATATGGACGAAAAATATTTTGTAGCAAAAATTACAACAGACATGCCTGACCCAGAGACAGGAAAGATTAAAAAAATGAGACAAGAAAAATTAGTTAAAGGTTATTCACCAACAGATGTGGAAGCAAAAGTTACCAAAGTTTTTGAGAACTATTCTGAGGATTGGAGAATTACCGCAATTGTTGAAAGTAAAATAGATGAGGTGATAGAATAATCTATATATCAATAATTAAATTAAAGGAGGTTTTATACCTCCTTTTTTATTTTATTTTGGTTTGATTTATCAATATAAATAATTTTTTTTAAAATTTATAATATTTATATAAAAAATTAAAACCAAAAATGGCAAAAGAAAAATCAATTGTTGAAGAGGCAATCATCCAAATGAAAAATTTGGAAGAAGCGGTTGCTGAGAATGCAAAAGGAATACTTGCTTCTACTATGAAGGAAGAAATCAAAGAATTAGTAAAAGAATCTCTAACTGAACAAGAAGACGAGATTGAAATGGAACCTGAAATGGACATGGATTCTGACGAAATGGAAACAGATGACGAAATGGATTCTGACGAAATGGATTCTGACGAAATGGATTCTGACGAAATGGAAACAGATGACGAAATGGACATGGACGGAGAAGAGGAAGATATGGAAGAACCTATCGACCTTACCGATAAATCAGACGAAGAAGTACTTCGTGTGTTCCAACTTATGGGGCCAGATGATAACATCATCGTTACAAAAGACGACGCTGGTAACATCAACCTAAAAGATGATGAAAATGAATACATGATTGTAGGAGAATCTGATGAAGAATTCTACGAAGAGTACGGAGAAGAATATTCTGAAACTTATGAATCAGTGGATGATATTGTTGATACTCTGTTTAGCGGTTCTGATGACGAAGATGAATATGAACCATCTGACTTAGACGATTTAGAAACTAGACTTCGTGACAAATTTGGAGATAAGTATGACAAAGGTGAGGTATTCATGGATTATCCTGAAGACGAAGACGAAGAGTCTTACGAAGAAGAATCTGAAGGTGAAGAAATCATGTACGAAATCGAAATGTCTGAAGATGATGACGTTGAACCAATGTCTGAAGAAGATGAGGTAATGTATGAAATCGAAATGTCTGAAGAAGAAGGCGAAGAAGAGTATGAAGAATACAATGAATCGTTAGAAGAGTCTAAAAAATCATTTAAAGCCAAAGGTAAGGGTATGGGTAAACCAAAATTCTCATATGATAAAAATCCAAATCAAGGCCAAGGGTTTAAAGTAGTTAAAAAGAGTGCCAACAAAACTATGGGTACAGGTAACGCTAAAAAAGTTAATGTATACAAAGATAAGGAAACTCTTGATGGCGAATTCAAAATTAAACCAAAAGGTGCTAAGAAAACGGAAACAAAAGAAGCAGCACGTACATATGGTAATGGTTCTAAATCAGGTCGTGGCCTAAGAAAAGGCATTACTCCTAATAGAAACCTAACTTTTGAAGGTGTGGATTCTTCTGAATTACAAATCCTTAGAGAGAAAAATGAGGAATACAGAAAGGCACTTAACGTGTTCAG